TTAATCGGCACTTTGGTACATATTGCCACTTCCGGTGAGCAGCCAATGAGCGGAAATATGATATTTTATTACCAATGCCGTAAGATGCTGTGGATTGAACTGTCTCCACGGTTCTGAGATGTTACGCTCCAGGTGACGGGATTCGATATTATTGTTTACGCAGAAGTTTTTAAAGTCCTTTTCTGTTCCTTTCGCAATGATTGTGAACACTGCTGCAAAAAACCTGCGTATGACCGGATAATCATCAGGAATATTCCCAGCGTTTATTTCGCGCTTTGTTGGTTTCATACCGTATTCCCGCGATGGGTGATTTCAAAAATGCGGTTGACATTCTGGACGAAATCTGGTGTAAGATTTAAGCCTTGTGCAAGCAAACGAAGATAAACAACTTCGTGCCTGTCTAATTCACCGCCAGTAAACGCCATATTCGCAGCGTGACAATAGATGATTTCTTTTTCATCCTCTGGAATGTAAGGAATATATTGCGCTAAAAATTTAGATTCGCCAAGACGATTCCATTCGGTTTGGACTACATAGAAAAGCTGATTAAAATCGACTCCAAGAAATTTAATATTTCGGAAATATACTCTTTTGATATAATCATTTTTATAGCCTTTTCTAACAATATCAGGTGTACAACCTGCTATACCGTACATAAGAGCGGTCCATGCTTCGTATTCCGAAATTGTTCGTTGTGTGATATTCATTTACCTGAATTTATTTTCTACTTTTTTGGTAAGGTCTTCCAATTTGACAATATCAGATTCTCGATCCATATATAATACCGCTGTGTCTTTTCTGATTGTTCCGTTTTTTAACTTTACGGAAATCTCAAAGTGATTTGCGTAGTAAATAGGTTGTACTTTGTCCAGTTCACTTAACCCTTTGTACATTTTCCCAATATTATCCTGGATACGATTTGCAGAATCTAAATATTTGCGAGCTGTCAGATCAGATTTTTTAATATTTTCTTTGTCAGAAGAGCCTAACGCATCATTGATTTTGTTTTCTAATTCGGAGTTATTGATGATTTCTTCAGCCTGTAAAGTATAGTTTTTAGCCTTAAAATTATAATCTGTCAAAACCATTAAGCCTAAATTTAATTCTGTTAATGAATCTTTTTTGAATAGCTTAACTGTATCAATCTTTTCAAAGTTTTTGTCTTTAGATAACTCAGTATAGAAAAACGTTTTTGCATTGGCTTCCGCTTTATCAATTGTTTTTTCCTTTTCTTTTTCACAGCTGACGAAATACGACAGCATCAGAATTGGCAGCAAGTAAAATACTTTCTTCATATTATCTGTTTCTGCGTTTTGTTTTACCGGGCGTTCGGTGCTCCACGACGTTGTAAAGAAAAGCTACTTCTTTCAGGTTCCAGACGAAATCCGGATTGGCGCCGTTTTCCTGATTGACCGAATGACAGGTAATGTCTCCAGTTTCCACATTATGGTCTGTAATCTCTTTCAAAGTTATCCCTTTCGAGCCATGAGCGATCACGAAATCATAATCTTTGTAATGTAGTTTGTACTGCCAGAGATCACGCTTTACTTCGCGGCAGATGACAATGTCACCTTTATAATAATCCGGCTCCATACTGTCACCATCAACCTCAAAAGCAAGGTAATTACCCTTGTATTCTTTGTCGGCTTCAATAAGAACCGTTGGTAAGTCGCTGAGAAATGTTTCAGAATAATAAGAATCAACGTAACCGGCCCGCGCCGGAATTGTCACAACTTTCACAGCAAGTGAATTTGTGTACGTTTTCGGCTTAATTCCGTATACTTTTTTTGTCTCAGAAAAATTATCTCCCTTATAATTATGTTCACCGTTCCAAATTGACTCAAAATTAAAACCATTTCCGCTGTACTGATCAGCAAAACGTTTTATAAATGATTTGGTTAAATATCTTACATCACCATTCACTGCACGAGAAAGATTCGTTTTTGAAATCACACCGGTATTAGAGATGTCTTCATTTTTCTCAATGATCTTAGCGGACTTCAGTTTTAAAATAGCATCATTGAATCTTTCTTTAATATCAATAATGTTTGTACTGTCTGATTCTTTCATGATAGAGTAATAAGCGGTTTAGCTTTAAATTTTCTTTTGCAATATTAAATAAATCTTTGATGTATCAATTATGTTTATACCCCAAAGGTGATAAATATCATAAATATTAGTACAAAAATGATATACCATAAAATTAATCTATCTCATTATCAATTAGTTGTATTTAAATACCAATAATATTGGTATAATTATTTGTTGGTATCAACATAGTTTGTATATTTGTGATAGCAATAATGAGTAATCAAAAATATATAAATAAATGGAATTATCAGCGGAGTTTAAAAAAAGAATAGGTCCGGATTTGAAAAAGTCTGAACTGTGTTTAGAATTAGGAATTGCGCGAATCACTTTGACACGCTGGATGAAAACTGATTTGCACAACTTCAGACATTTAGATGTGATTGAAAAAGTAACTAAGGTTTTAGACCTCACACAGGAAGAGATTTTCGCGAAAGAAAAGAAGGTGAGAAAAGCAAAAGTACAATCGTGATGATTCACCCATTCATTCAGCAGTCATTCTTATTCTGCATTAATGAAGCCGACAACCGGGAAACAGCTGAAACGATACTCACGGCCGCGAAAAAACTGAAAGCGCCGAACATCCGGGAAATTAAAAATTTATTCAACAGAAAATTCAGGAAATCATGAACACATTGGAGAGAGAATTAGAAGGTTTGAGACAGAAGCAGTATCGATTGGAGCGGAAGCAAAGAAAAGAGAATGAAGAAATCTGGAGCCGGATAAAATTGCTTGAAAAAATTAATACAAGCGCAGAGGAAAGCGGAGTGGATGCCGCGCAAAAACTTTCTCCAAATGTTCAGATTCTTGCCAATAAAGCCGCGCAGAGACGTGGATACGGAAAATAAAAAAGCCACTCAGTGGATTGAGCAGCTTAGGTATAACAAAAAATTAAAAACGCTTTTTATTATGAGAACAAATTTAATGCTTTTGAATCCGATCGAGCAAATAAAAACTCAAAATCTATCAATTCAGATTGATACTGATGAGAAGAGATATTTTGAAACGGATCTCACAATTTGTGAGGATGAAACTTTAAGCGTCGATGTATGCTTAGAACTGACACTGGAACATGATGCTTCATGGAATCAGACGGCAGTAAAAAAAATCAAAGCGCATATTCTGAACGCGTATGACAGCGAAGAATGTGAAGATGTAGAATTGAATGATCTGGAACGCCGACAGCTGGCAAGATATCTCGCTGAAAATCTAAACGTAAAAATCAACTGATATGAAAACAGCTTTAATAATCTCGCTTGTCTGCCTTCTTTTTATGATGACCTGCGAAGTAGTTGCCAACGCCGCGAAAGTAGACCATGATTACAGTAATGCCATTCTATACGGACTGCTGACCATTGGAAACCTGATCGCCCTGACTTATCATAGAGAATTAACCGAGCATTTAATCAAACCATCATGAATATAAGAATTGAAAACATTTCCGGAATCTGGTACTTCAACGCGAAGCGCATCGGTTATGATATGATCACACCGGCAGAGCTCTCGGCAGTAAATGAGTTCATTAAGGAAATCAAAGACTTAGAAAACCAAAAATCACGATATCATGGAAACAATTAAAGTAGGTGACACAATATACGACATCGCTGTTGATGCCATCAGCAAAGAAGCGGTAATGATGGAGCAGAAGGTTTTATGTGTGGGTGAGCTATCAGTTTTCGCATCCGGAAAATGCGCGACCTGGGGCAGTGTTTATGAATCATCATTTCGAAAAGCAAATAAAGATTCTTTCAACAGAGAACATTTCGTAAAGAATCCGACTACAACGTTTTTATGGACTGATAACAGGGAAAAGGCAGAGCGATATGTTTCTGAAATGAATAAGATTTTAAATATGATGCAGAAACTTCTAAAAGCTGGATAATGAGCCAAAATGTAAACTTATATAAAGCTGTTATCGCTGTAATGAAATCAGTGAAAGGCATAGATAAATCGCTCACAGTAGGTGCAGGTGCCTCTGCTTATAAAGGGGTTTCAGATAAAGATGTAAAAAATATTATCGGAAAAGCGATGGAAGATAATGGACTTGCTATTCTGCCGATCGGCGTAGAACCAAAAGTTACTGTTGACCGATGGGAAGAAACCACGCAATATGGAAACAATCCGCCACAAGTTAAAATGAAACAGTCAGTTTTTACAGAAGTAAAAACAAAATATCTGCTCATCCACGAATCCGGAGAAAGCATTGAAATTGAAGGTTATGGCCACGGTGTCGATTCACAGGATAAATCAGCTGGAAAAGCAACAACCTATGCACTGAAATACGCGCTTCTTTACACATTTATGGTTCCTACAGGAAAGATCGATGATGCGGATAATGACCATTCAGACGAAAAAGTGACACCACAAAAATCTACAGCAAACGTGGCGGAGAAAAAGTCAGAACCAGAATTAAAGATGCTGAAAGTTGGAACGAAAGCATGGGCTAGCCTGATTGAGAAAACCGGAAAAGGCGAAACCGTCACAAAAGAAGAACTGAAAAAATTCTTCGACATCAAAGAAGTTGAAAAAGATCTTGAATCCCTAAATATTTTCTAAAATGAGCCTCACAAAACAAAATATCGACTACAGCAATGCATCAATGATTCAGGAAGAATCAAATCCGAAATACGAACTTATCGGAAAGCTTTTACGCAGAGAATTAAGACTTTCTTACTCAAAATTAAAGCACCTGTCAAGTCCTATCAACTTTATTGATGCACTCCTCAACCCAAAACAAAGAAACAGCGGAATGACATTAGGTTCTATCGTGGACTGCCTGTTATTAACCGAGGATAAATTTGATGACAAATTTACAATTGTTGCCATCGCGCCAACCACAGATAAACAGCACGAATTTGTTAATCTGGTTTTGGATAAGATGAATCTTGAAACTTTTACTCATGAATTGTTTGCAGCAAAATTTAAAGAAGCAATTGCGGAAGGATTCTCGCGTGTAAAAACTGAGGGCTTGGAACATTATATCATTGCTTTGATTAAGGGGAAAGAAGTGATCTCACAGGATCATTATGATAGGGCAAAACGTATTGTAAACAATCTAAAAGAATCAGATGAAGTTTGCGATGAGTTGATGCTTGTTGAAGACTTTCAGAAGAAACTTGAATTTACTTACAAAGGCTGGAACTTCCTGTGTTTTCTAGACACTTTCCACAAAAACGGTTTTCACGATTTAAAATTTGCTTCTGATTGTCATCCTGATAAATTTGAGCGTGATCTTGTAAAATTTGGATATGATATTCAAATCGGTGTTTATGCAATAGGTTTTGAGATAGTGTACGGAAATTTTAATCCCAACGTAAAGCATATTGTTTTTGATGCCGTTGGAAATTACACAGTTTTAGAGATTGATTCTGCATACGTTAATTACTGCAAAAGAAAGGTAGATTTTCTAATTCACTGCCTTGAAAAAATGATCGCTGAAAAAGGCTTTAACAAATCATACAATTTTTTCAGATCACGTAATACTATTTATAAACCGAAATGGGCGCCAGGATTCGATATGGCAATTTTTGAAAACGATTACGATGAAGGCTATAGAGATCGAAACGAGGATTGAAAACGGAAACTTCCGCCAGAATAAAGATCTCATCAAAGAAGCCGTAAAGCAGTTTGAAGGCAAAGAAATAAAGCTTGTTTTTAAGCGCAAATACAAACAGCGTTCGAACAATGAAAACTCATTTTACTGGGGTGTCTGGATTCCCATTCTGCAAAGAGCAATTTCTGATTCATGGGGCGAACTTAAAAGCGCAGCAGAGATTCACGATATCTTAAAACTTAACTGCAATTATGAAGAGAAAATCAACGAGGACACGGGGCAGTTTATCCGCATTCCCCGATCAACAACTGGACTGAACACGTATGAGTGGGAGTTCGAGTTTAAGCAGAAAATACGACAGTTTGCACTTGATTTTTTAAACATCACACTCCCAGAGCCAGACGAACAATTAAAAATTGATCTATGACTATCGGCGAAACCAAAACCCTTAAAAAAGATAATAAATACAAAAATTTTCTATGGGGTAAAAAGGGCGACAGTGTAAAAATTATCAGCATCAGCGGCAATGCTGTAACATACGAAAATACAAAAGGGGATCGGTTTCCCTGCAACATTAAAGACTTAGAATAACATGACAAAAGTAATCAACATCAACGCAGATCAGCTGGAAAGATTGGCAGATTATGCAAACCAGGAAGAAAAACAGATTGAAATTAAATCTGCAGTTTTAAAAGATATGTCCTGCAATTATTCTTACGAGTTACTGCACGGCTTAACGAAAGGTGATGAGCTTACCCGAAAAGGCGTTCACATCGTACACGATGATATGTTTGAAGCATTTAAAATGCTTGATGTATTTCTTGCACATGTTGATGGTGCCTTTCATTGGTCTAATAACCAAACACCAATTCAGGAACTCGAAGAACATGAGGAGCTGGAAAATTATACTGTTTCTTCTTTCAAAATTACCGGTAGCGACGAAAATAAATCTGTGATTCTTTCAGGATCAAAAGAGGTAAGTGTGGGTACGATCACTTTCAGCACACCTAAACTTAAAATCGACAACAGTAATTATCTGTATGTGGAAGAATTGAAGGAACGATTAAAAATTGTTATTGAGCAGGTTGAAGCCTATATGGATGGTAAAACCGCTCCGCAATTTGAGCAGCTGGCAATGGATTTTGATGAAGATCAAAACGATGATGATTTTGATAACGCAAAAGTAGATTAAGATGTCAATAGCTGAAATCGTAAAAACTCACGAGCCTGATTTGTTTAACGTATCTGATAAACCAAAATTCACGCTAAGACCATATCAGAAGGAGGCGGTGGAAGCTGGTGTATCATTCTTTAACAGCAATTCAAAAAAGAATACGATTTTAATTCTTCCAACAGGAGCGGGAAAATCTGTGGTTATCGCAAATATTCTTGCTCCACTATCTGGAAAGACAATTATTCTGCAACCTTCAAAAGAAATCTTAGAACAGAATTTTGCAAAGTATATCAGCAGTGGATATAAAGCATCTGTGTACAGCGCATCAGCAGGGCAGAAAAAGGTTGATCGGATAACTTTCTGTACGATTGGAAGCATTATTAATAAAAAGCATCTTTTTGAAGGCGTTGAGCACATCATAATTGATGAATGTCATTTAGTGAACTCAAAAGGCGGAATGTATGATGATTTCATTTCATCTTTTCCAAATGCTAAAGTTTTAGGACTGACTGCCACACCTTACAGGTTATCAAATGACAGTTTCGGTGCGCAGCTTAAATTTTTAAACAGAACAAAACCCAAGATCTTCAGCGATATTCTTTACTACGTTCAAAACAATGAATTATTTGATAACGGGTATTTATCAAAACTCGAATATTTTTCCTTCAATGTGGTTGACAGATCGATGCTTCAGCTTAACAGTTCCGGTACCGATTATACCGAACAATCTTTAAGAAGATATTATAAAGTGATTGATATGCCTTCTATCATAGTAAAATATTCAGTCAGACTTTTAGCGAAGAAACCAAACCTTTTGATTTTCTGTTCGCTGATTGAGGAAGCTGAAAACGTGACCAGAAGAATTCCGGGAGCGGTTATCCTGACAGGTGCTACCAAAAAAGAAGATAGAGAAAGAATTCTCGCTCAATTCAAATCTGGAAAAATTAAATGTGTGGTGAATGTGGGCGTACTGACAACCGGTTTTGATTATCCTGAACTCGAATGTGTGCTAATTGCCAGAAGCACAATGTCTTTAGCGCTGTACTATCAAATTGTAGGCAGAGCAATGAGAATTTCTCCAAAGAAGGAAAATGCATGGATTGTTGATTTGGGTGGAAATGTAAGCTTCTTTGGAAAGATTGAAACAATGAAGATTGAGCAGACACCGACAGGATTATTCTTTATCAGTAATAACGGAAGGCAGTTAACAAACGTGCCATTTCAAAAATAAAATACAATGTCACAATTAGGATATACTTGGTACCCGCAGGATTGGTGGACAAGCGAAACATTTAAACGGCTAAAGCGATTCCCGATGGTACGTTATGCGATCAGAGAATTATTTGATCTCATGTACAAAGAAGGTAAGCCCGTTCTAATGAACCGCGAATATCTAATCGATGATTTTAACATCAATCTAAGCGATGAAGAATACAAAAAACTCATTGAGTTTATAGTTGTTGATTCTGATGGTAAATGGTGGATGGATTCAATCCGAAAGAGACTGACAAAATCTGAAGCTGCCCGGGAAAATGGAAAACTTGGAGGTAGACCTAAAATCGTTGAAAAGATAGACGATAAAAAGGATACTGAACTAAACCAAAAACCCAGCGAAAAAACCCAACAGGAAAACCTAAAAAACCCACCTTTAGAAATAGAAAGAGAAATAGAAAGTAAAAAAGAAAAAGAAATAAATACTATCGACTTTGCAAGTCTACTTTCTTTCATTTCCAAATCTACAGGCAGGAACTTCAAAACCATAAACGAAACGGTAAAGAAAAAATTCAAAGCCAGACTCCGCGAAGGTTATTCCAAAGACGATATCAGGTCCGCTGTCAAAAATGCGGTTAAAAACGATTATCATATCGAGAATAAATTCCAGTATCTCACACCTGAATTTTTCAGCAGAGCAGAAACTATCGACAAGTACAGCGGCATCAGCGTGCATGGAAAAGAAAAACCTGATAAATCTCAAAAACAAGTGGCTTTAGGGCCTTGGGCAGTATGAGTTTCGTAGAATTAGATGGTCGTATTCAGCGCAAAATGCGCGAGTTACGAGAGAAGGGAGAACTTTCACCTGTTAATTTTGGGTTTAAGTCTTGGAACCAATACAACGAAGGAAAGTATCTCATGGGTTCGCGAAAATGCACTTTGCTGCTGGGTGGGGAGCCGAACCACGGTAAATCCCAGGTAACAAACGAAATGGTGATGCAGATGATTGAAAAGCACAAATTCAAAGTTGCTTTGTTTACCACTGAAAGTGGAGATGTCGAAAAGGTTTTTACACAGTTCTGCGGACTTTACCAAGGGAAGCCATACACGAAAATAAAACCTGATGGCAGTGTAAACAGTTTTGCAATGAGCGATGATGAAGCTGATGAAGCCGAGTATTTTATGAGAAATCACCTGTTTATTTTCAAGCAGGACCGAAAGGATTCTAAGTATCAAACTCTCGAAAATATTTATCAGCAGCTGGCGAAGATGGAAGAGTTAATGGAGATAAAGTTTGACAGCCTGGTGATTGATCCGATTTACGATGTTGATGATTTTCAACCGAAAGCAGATGAAGTTCTAAGAGTTTTAAACCGAATTAACCTCGAAGCTGAAGAAAATAATCGTTTTGATATTATCGTGAACCACGTTTCTGAAACCTCAAAAACTGTGGATCAGAAAACAGGAAAGCGGAGAAAACTTTTAGCACTCGCAGATGAGTTCTACGGTGGTAAAAATAACAACCGGAAAGCGATGTTGCAGATTCTTGTTCACCGGCCTGAGCCTAACGATGGCAGTGATGGAAATCCTGTTGTAATGGAAAATCAGACCAATATCCACATCCTGAAAGTAAAACCTGAAGGCATCGCAAAATGGGGAGTTTATGACATTTACTACGACTGGAGAAGCCGTAGGTACTATGAAAATTATTTCGAGGATGGAAAGGATTTTTTCAGGTTTGCGGAATGTGTAAAATTCTATGATCGCAGACCAAACAGCAGCGATGTTGATGTAAAACAAATTAGAGTAACGCCGGATCAGGCTTTCCAAACACAATTAAAAATTGAACAAGATGACGAAGACGACTTTCCATTCTAAAGAAGTTGAAGCTTTTAAAAATTATTGTGAGGGATGGGATAGTAGAATCCACACCTACGACGATCGGGACACACAGCAAAACGTAAACGAAAGACTGTTTGATTCGGTTGGAAAACTTGAAAACTTTCTTTTGCAAAGCGATCAGAAAGCCATGACGAAAGCGCGAGGAACTTTGATGAAAGGAACAGATGAAGCAAACGAAAAGGAAGTTTTAGCCATGTTTGAAAATCAAAAGAGAGGTTGGTATAAACAGATGCGCGAAATCATTTACAATCTGAATTTTATTCAGTCGGTAAGCGTAGCGCTTTATGAATTGAAAAACCGGTACGCATCGGAATGTTTTAAACTTCGATCCGAAAATGCACAGCTGCGCGGTGAACTTGAAAAATACAAGCATAATGGCTAAGCAACTCCAGAAACCAATGCAGATCATAGAAAATCTGGCGAAGCAAAAAACTGAATGGCTGAAACCATTTCAGGAAATATACCAGAAGAACCGAGAAGAAAAGAAACTTAATTACAAAAAAGCGAAATGAAACTTAAAATATTAGGAATTCCCCAGCCAAAACAATCTGCGAGGTTTGGAATACGAAAAGGAAAAAACGGTGCCGCCTTCCTGCAAAAATACCAATCTAAAGAAGTGGTGCAGAATGAAAGAAACATCGCCTACGATGCAAAAGCGCAGCTTCCGCCAGATTTTATACCCTTCAGCACGGCAATAAGAGTAAAGGCATTATTTGTATTTCCTACGCTGAAAGGATTTACCAAAGCAAAACTGAACGCGATTTCAACAGGATGTATCGTCTACAAAACCACAAAGCCGGATCTGACAGACAATCTGATGAAGGGCACAATTGATGCGCTGAACGGAATTGTTTTCACCGATGATGCTGTGATCGCGAAAGTAGAAAGTGAGAAAATATATGGTCTGGTACCGAGAATTGAATTAGAATTTGAAGAGTTATGAAATACGAAGAATTTATAAAATCGAAAGTAATCATTTCTGAAGATTACGGATTTGAACCGAACTGGATTCCGGAGATTGCAAAAGATCATCAGAGGGATATCTGCAGCTGGACTTTAAGAGGTGGGAGACGTGCAATATTCGCTTCTTTCGGAAATCATTATGAGTACTCTGATAATTACAATGATTTCGGTCACAACATCGATAATGAAGGATTTTTTAATCAAATGGATTATTTAGTACCGAACTTATTCCGGATGTTGATTCCCGGTCGAATTGCTGCAGTTCATGTGAAAGACAGAATCCGTTATTCTTACCAAAACGGAACTTCATTCACTTCAATGGATGATTTCAGCGGCGATACCGTGAGATCGTTTAAAAAACATGGATTTCATCTGATTGGTAAAATCACTATCACAACTGATGTGGTTAGGGAAAATAACCAAACTTACAGACTTGGTCATTCAGAAAAATGTAAAGACGGTTCTAAGATGGGGGTTGGCATGCCGGAATATGTTCTGCTATTCAGAAAAGCACCTACAAATGCCGATAACGCTTATTCAGATCTTCCGATTTTCAAGGAAAAAGAGGAATATCCGGTTGAAAGATGGCAATTAGATGCGCATGCTTATTGGAGAAGCTCCGGAGATCATTACTTAGATATCGATGAATTGAAAGATAAGGATCTGAAAGAAGTTTGGAAAATCTGGAAGCAATACAATGATGAAGGTCTTTACACTTTTGAAAATCATTTAAGATTATCTACCGAGCTGGAGAAAAAAGGAAAGATCTCGCGTGAGTACATGACCATTCCACCTCACTCAAATAATGATTTTGTATGGACCGATGTAAACAGAATGAATACCTTGAATGCACGCCAGGTTTCCAACAAAAAGGAAAAGCATATTTGCCCGCTTCAAATCGATATTGTTGACCGGTTAATCGAATTATTTTCAATGAAAGGTGAAACGGTTTATGAGCCATTCGGTGGATTGATGACAGTTCCTACCAGATCTCTGAAGTTAGGGCGTAAAGCGAAAGCTGTAGAACTGAATTCTGAATATTACAAAGACGGATTATTCTATGTTCGTTCGATGCATGAAAAATTAAATATGCCGACACTCTTCGACTTCTTAGAACAGAAAGCAGTATGATCACCGAAAACGACAGCTGGGTAGAGATCACAGATCAAAGCCAGCGATATCCTGACTGCGATGTATGGATATGTAACCTGAAAGCGAATAAAGCGGTGTTCTACCATTACGCATTTGACAAGATCCCGAACCGATACACTCATTTGAAAATTGCTGTGAAACCAAAAGCACCTGAAGTTTTTTTAATTAAATAAACATCCAATAGATGTTTTATAAACAAATTTCGTATATTTGTTTCTACAGTTTTCATGTGATATTTTATGTTATGGTTATCCCGACTGGCAGATTGTCGGTCGGGTTTTTTAAATTTTCCAGATGTACCAACCCACTATAAAAGATACGCTTAGCACAAATATAGAATCTTTCCCAGGCGAGATATGGTCAGATATTCCCGGATATAAAGACCGATACATGATCTCCAATTATTCGAGAGTGAAATCGATCATCTACGAGAGATCCGGAAAGGTAAATATCATCAAAAAGAGTTACTCATCGGGAAAATACAAAGTCACGCTTATCTGCAAACGCGGAAAGAGAAAGAATCCATTATGCGGAAGGCTCTGCGCAACGGTTTTCCTGCGACCACCTGAAGAGAATGAAGTAGTTAGATATCTCGATGGAAACTGCCGTTTTGATGTCGTATCAAATCTTCGGTGGACTTCAAAAAAAGACAGCACAAAGGAAGCATTTGCAAACAGAAGATTTCCCGCCAATCATGGAACCGGAGATCTCAATGGAATGGCAAAGCTGTCACCGTCTAAAGTTCTTGAAATAAGAAAAAGCTTCGGTGAAGGAATAAAGCAGAAAGATCTTGCCAGTCAGTATGGCGTAGCACAGGTTTCCATTCAGAAAATAGTGAGCGGTAAGACTTGGAAGAATATTAATTGAGAGGCTTGAATAATAGAGGATATGAAATCTCAAATCAAACATATAATTTGCTATTCTGGTGGTCACTCGTCAGCAATCGTTGCTATTGAAGCGGTGCGCAGATATGGCAATGAAAACGTTGTTTTGGTTAATCATAACATTAATCCCAGATACGAAAATGCAGACATTAAAAGGTTTAAAAGAGAGGTTGCTGATTATTTAGGTTTAGAAATTACGTTTGCTAATATCAAAGGTATTCAAGATGAAAATTTAATTCCGAACCAATTTGAAGTTTGTGAGGAAGCGGGAACTTTTGTTAATCCATATGGTCGCCAGATTATTTGCACAAGCCGATTAAAAACAGAGCCTTTTTACGAATATTTAGAGACGCTTGAAAAGGAATTTATCTGCGTTTATTATGGCTTTGATGCAGAAGAATTAGACCGAGTTGATCGAAGAAAAACAATTCTTAATGACAGCGGAATAGCTTCTGATTACCCACTTGCTTTATGGGGTAATGGAAGATTTGAAGCCCTTTTAAATTATTTACAAAAATCTGGTGCGAAAAATCCTAAAAAGATTGCGCAAATAGAAAATTATACTGACCTCAATTCTTGGGAGCGTACGATAGTTTCAACAAAAGAAATCGGAATTGAGCCGCCAAATACATACACGGTATGGAAACATGCGAATTGCATTGGATGGTTGAAGGCTGGAAAACAACATTGGTACTGCGTTTATGTTCATGATTACGAAACCTTTCAACGTGGAATACAATCAGAAGAAACAATAGGTTATTCAATCCACAAGGAAGGCTTTCTGAATGATTGGGAAAGTGATTTCAGCAAAATGAAAATGGCAGGAATTCCCGCAAATGAACATATCCCTGCTCATATTTTCTGGAAGTCAGCAAAACGATTTACAAAAATGGATATTGAGGATTTATTCCCTTGTCAATGTTTCACTTAATAACTAATTCCCGATGAAGAAATACGGCTTACTCCCCAACGGCAAAAAGAATTTGAAACCTAAATTTATTAAACCTAAAAATAAAAGACGATGATAGTATATAAAGTTTGTAAAAAAGAAGAATGTGACAACAAGCGTTACGAAGCGAATATTAAAGGAGGCAAAAAAATGTTTTGTTGTGAAAAAGGATTTAAAAAATCATTAGATCAATTTACATCAAGTTTTAAAAAATAATATTTTGAGTTTAGAAGAAATAAAATCCAATTGGACAAAGACAGATGATGCTATCTACGGAGATAACGAATACGAAATAAAATTAAAGTCGTTGGAAGCAGCGAAAACTAAAGTAATAGCGAAAGACAGTAAATAAAAAGTAATGGCTTACTCACCAGAAGAAATAGAAAAGAAGTTTGATTCCATTCTCGATGCAATTGAGGAAGGAAAATCATTACGTAAAACATTGAAGGAAATAGGGCCATCTTCGAAAACTTTCTATGAATGGTTAGATGCTGATGCAGAGAAAATAAAACGATACGCGCGCGCGTGTGAAGACCGTGCAGAAGCCTTACTTGATGAAATGCTTGATATTGTCGATGATACATCGTGCGATTACGTAGGAATGGATATCGGCGAAGGAGAAGCATCTGAAATTGTTTTAGATAAAAAACCTAATTACGAATTAATTCAGCGCAGCCGATTAAGATATGATGCCCGAAAGTGGCTAGTATCCAAACTTAATCCTAAAAAATACGGCGATAAACTCGATGTTACTACGGATGGCCAGAAGCTTAATAATACTTCCATTCCTTTGGTGATGCCAGATGGCAAAACCTATGAAGACTTAAAAAATGAACTCAAACCTGAAGAAGAAGAGTAAATACGGTGTGACATGGGTTTTTGTCAGACATGACCGTTTCGCATCGTTAAGAATACGCCTATTTGATTCAAGTGGGCGTGTTTTCATTGATGACGGTGATTCGGCTCTTGCAACAGAAGTTTTGATTAAAATTCCTGAAAAGAAATATACTGCCGGAACTGGCAAAACAAAAATTCTTCCCTACGAATGTGATCTGTTCTATGCTTACTGCAATGATGAAGACTACGGAGCTTTCCCACGTTACAAATACATCTTTCACGAAGGTACTTCCCGAAGTTCAAAATCTTGGAGTTTAGAAGAATGGTGTTTGCGGGAATGTGAGACAAAGCCAAATCTTCACATAAATATCTGGAGAGATACGCGTGAAGCTTTGACCGCTTCAATCTGGAACGACTTCCGGAAACTGATTCCATTATCCGGCAGGAATATCAAACTCGCAAAGAATACCGCACCAATACATTTCTCCAACGGCTCAATCATTTCTCCTAAAGGAGCCGATCAGACAAACGCTCACGGAACCAGTCAGGATATTGCATGGCTAAATGAACCGTATAACATCAGCGAGGATGAATTTGACCAGATCGACCAGAGAGCAAACCAGATCATTGTCGATGTAAACCCGCTCGGCATACGCTGGGCGGAGAAAGTAAAGAAAAACCCGCGCTGCAAAATTATCTATTCCACTTTCAAAGAAAATCCATTCTGTCCACCAGAGCAGAAAAGAAAGATCCTTGGTTACGAACCGTGGGAATCTGGAAGCTATGAAGTAATAGACGGTGTGATTATGTACAAAGGTAAACCTGTAACCGAAAAGCATCAGCCACCTGTACATAAATCCAATCAGGAAAACGGAACGATCAATGTTTTTAAATGGATTACCTATGGATTAGGATTAAAAGCAGAAAACCCGCGCAAAATACATCACAATTTCAAACCGTGCAGCTTAGAAACATACGACAGAATCAGCGGTCGCGAATATCAGGGTCTCGATTATGGTTCTGCCAGACCTTCAGCATTTCTAAAAGTTAAATTTGACGGTGACCGTACTTTCTACGTCAAACCTTGTTTATATCAGCCGATGAATGACATGACCGCACCGCTCGGTGAAGTCCTGATCTCTAAAGGCTGTATTGTGGGAGCTGTAACCTATTTGTGGGCAGATTCTGCCGACAAGGAAGCCGGAAGTAATATATCGATGACCAACGATCTGCGAACACTTTACAACATCAATGCAATACCAACATCAAAACCAACCTACAAAGCAAGGTTTGAATTCATGAGTAATGCACGGTTTTGTTTTGTCTCTGATCTTCCGGAGAACTCGGAAGGCGTATCGCTAAGCAGTCAGTTTGAATTTGAACTTGATAACTATCAGTGGGAATATATCAACGATAAATCTACCGAAAAGCCGATCAAAAAGAATGATCACTTTATGAACGCTCTTGAATATTGTGTGTGGGGAATCAAAGAATATTTAGGTTTAAGTTTCTAAAATCACCTATAATCAACAAGACCAGAAAATAAGTGAATTAGTTTTGAACACAAACTATTTGTGTGGGAATTCTTACTAAGATCGATAATGCTTTTTCTGCTGCTAAAACCGCCTATAAAAGTGGAAGCAGCGTTGCATATGAACGTCTTGAAGACGGCACCCACGCTTATACGTTCCTTGATAATGTACATGGTCCGCTTTCATTATTAGGCATCGGCGATACTTACGCCAGACCTAAAGAGAATCTCAAATACTACTACGCAAATACTTTATTTCTCCAGGACTGTATTAACCTGTACGCTGATTTCGCTTCGCAGGTGCAAATCATGGAAGTAGACGAAAAGGGTAATGAGATAGAAGATTCTGATTTTATCAAATTGCTGAATAATCCGAACCCTTTCCAGAGCCGTACAGAGTTTATAAAGGAAATGACGATCAACTGCCTTGCTTCCGGTGTAGTATATCAGCACGGTAATTTCTTTAAAAACGGCAATCTTAGAGTAAATCCACTGCTGTATAATCTGGAATTTACAAACCTTTCTTTTCCGGCTATCAAAAACAAATACAGCCTTTCAAGAAAAGATATTAAGGAATTAAAGATCAAAGAATATCTCGCTGATAATAAACACAGAAACATCGAATTCGGTGATCTTGCTTTTTTCTATGATACAATACCAAATGCCGGATGGGGAGAAAAAGGTTACAGCGAATCTACGTTCTTTAAGCCGATGGCCAGAATTTTTTCAATCATTAAATCTGTGAACACAGTGCTGAATGCACAGTCTTCAATGGAACACATGACTGGGAATAACGTTAATAAAGTTTTATCGAAAAAACAGCCTTTAGCCGGAGCGGTTGCACCACTGAGCGGAGATCAGAAAAATGATACAGAGTATAAATTAAACGGTCACGGTCGCTACGGAATGAAATCTGGTAAAGTCGGTGATATTGTCGTGACCACTGAACCTTTAGATCTTCATGATCTTACCCGCGATAATAAGAAAATGCAGATGATCGAGATGAAAGAATCTGCAAAGGAAGATATTAGAAACTGCTATTTAATTCCAAAAGATTTTTTCGGCGATTCTACCTACGAAAATAAACAGTTCAGCGAAGCACGGCTGATTCTCGGTGGTGTAAAAAGTATTACTGATAACTGGCTCAACTCACTTGAGAACAAAGCAGAATCTTATTTCCTTTCTCGCAGAACAAAACTTGTTGGCAGATACGATCACATACCATCTGTAGCCGAAACGAAAAAGAAGTTGGAAAACGAAGGATTTTTGATGAGAGCCGGAGCCTTGGAGAAAGCGATCACAGTTTTCAATCAAATGATTTTAATCAAACCACAACTAACCTGGGAAGAGTTCATCAGAGTAAATCAGTTTAATGACCATTTAATGATTAAAGCATGAAAAATATAGTAAAAGACATTGAGAAGATTCTGAAAGAAGATGACAACATCGATCCGCGATTGAAAGCTGACCTACAGAAAAAGAAAGAAATTATTTCCAAAGATAAAACCGTACGAAAATGATCACGTTAAAAGAATTTCCAGATAAAACCTTTAGCACTTCAGAAGAAGCGTTTAAAGAATTGATTTTAAATAAGAAATTCATTATTGAAAAAAAGAAGTCAGCAATCAAATACGCTGATGCTGTTCAATATTTCGGTACGGTTGAAAATGAAAATAAAGAAGTTGTAAAAGCTGATACAATTATAGACTTATCAAGTTATAGTAAAATTAAAGTTGTAGCTGTTTCTAATGCATGTTTTTATTTTGATTCTCATAATGATGTTTCAATATCTGAAAGCTGGAATAGAACAGCTAAAAATACTAAGGATGGACTCCACCTACAGGAGCATCAAATGAGGTTTGACAAGTTAATTTCAGATGATGTTTTCTTTACTGTAGAGAAAAAGACATGGAAAGAACTGGGATTTGATTACGAAGGATCAACCAATTGTTTGGTAATGCATTCGAATGTAGAAAAAGAAACTAATCCTTTCATGTTTGGTAAATATATCAAAGGAAAAGTAAGAAACCATTCATCCGGACTTAGGTATGTATCAATTGAAATGGCTGTTAATAGCGAAGCTGATTGGGCAAAAGAAGAAAAAGAAATCTGGGATAAGTATTACCCGGATATTGTCAATAAAGATGATGTAGATAACTATGGTTATTTCTTCGCAGTAATTGAGCAGAAGATTATAGAAAACAGTGCGGTATTAAAAGGGAGCAATCCCGCCACGCCAACAATATCAGTTGAACCCGTCGCCGACACTTCAACGAAAGCGGACCCGGTGGAAGCCACTCCGAAAAGTGAACAAACAAAGAAATTATTAAACCCAAACTTTTACTAAAATGTTTAAATACAAAAGTCAGGAAGATCTAGAGAAAATGTCGGCGGAAGAACTTAATAAGTATCACGCTGAAATGAAGGCTTATGAAGCCGAAGAGAGAAAGAAAGAAATTGAGAAAGGTACCGAAGGAATTAAAAACGACGTTACCGCAATCAAAAAAGAACAAGAGAATGTTACGAAAGACATTCAGGATCTTGCAGAGAATATCAGTGTAATGACTGAAAAAATGAAAGCAGGATTTAACGGCTTAGTTGTCGATGAAGAAAAGCTTTTGGAAACTATTGCTGAAAAGCAAAAGGAAATCGAAGCAATGTACAAAGCTGGTACCGGACAAATTGAAATTATGGTAGTTCCTAACGTGAACAAGGCCGTAGGAACAATGACGACTGCCAGCGGAACAATTACCGGAATGGACGCTTTGTTAGCTACTCAATTAAACCCTTTACAGCGTATTGAATTAGATGTAATGGATATCGAGAGCGAGGTTACAACCTTTCAGACCGACAATGCTATCTACACCTACACTTATGCACTTCCAAAGGATGGAAAGTTTGATTTCCAATCAGAAGGCGCTACAAAGGCTCAAATTGATTTCACATGGAAGAATGGAAGTTCAGATGTGAAAACATTTGCAGCATGGGAAAAGTTAACAGAGCAAGCGGTTCAGGATGTTAAAGGTTTGCTTTCAGTTGCAAGAGGGTATCTTAAAGACCGTCACGATTACGATAAAGCTTTGGCTATTGTATTCGGAAATGAAACATATGACATCGATGGCATCGTAGGCACTGCAACTCCTTTCACGGCTGGAACTCTAGCAGCTTCCGTAACTGATCCTAATTTTATGGATATTATATCTGCTGGAATTCTTTCAGTGAGAAGCAGAACAAACTATCCTGGAGCTCCAAGGTTTAATCCTAACGTTGCGTATGTAAATCCTATTGATTTCTTCAAAGAATTTACAGCAGCAAAAGATAAAGATGGAAGACCTTTATATCCGACAGCTCCACTTGGGGTAATTGTGATTGGAAATACTATCGTTAAGCAACGTTGGGAGATTCCGGTAGGTAAGATTCTTATTGCAGATTTGAAAAAAATCATGCTTTCAAATTATTTGCCTTACACCGTTAAAATCGGTTGGGTAAATGATGATTTCATCAAGAACCAATTTGTTTTATTGGGAGAATCAAGATTTCACTTATTTACTAAAGAATTGGATAAAGCGGCATTCTTGTACGATAACATTTCTACAATCAAAACAGCAATTACAAAACCTGCAGCATAATGAAAGTTACATTGCTTAGAAAAGTAGGAGATCATCCGGAAGGAGCAGAACTTGACATCCTTGACGAAACCGTTTTGGAAGCTTGGGGAGCTGCCGGTGTGATTGAATACAAAAAGAGAAGTTTGTCCGACTTTAAAGTAGATGAACTGAAAGCTTTGGCAGTCGAAAAAGAATTGCCAAAAGAAGAGTGGGAGGCTTTGAAAAAAGATGATCTCGTACAGTATCTAACAGATAAATAATATCAAATGTTAATCGACAGCACATACTTTCAAAACTCCAATATCATTGCGAACACCAATGAACCGGACCCAGATTCAAAAATGGCGAATGTTCTGAGTTTGATGATTGCCAGAGCAGAGAAGGAAGTGCTGTCTTTTGCTTTTGGCGTTAAAATGTGGAGAGACTTTAAACCGTTCATCGAAAACGGCATTTCTGATACGACACCTGAAATTTACCGCGACATCATCGAAGGTAAAGACTATGTGATAGATGGCAAGGATTGCTTCTGGCAAGGTCTGATTCAGGAAGATACAAAGGAAAGCCTTTTAGCTGATTATGTTTACTGTGTGTACCATACAGAGAATGTAACTCAGACCGGAGAATTCGGAGAAACTATTCTGGATGCTAAAGTCGGTAGAAAAGTATCATCGGTACCAAAGATCACCAAAGTATGGAACCGCTTTATTGAAAAGCTTCACGGCGGTGTACGATCAAACCCGAACGGATTTACAATGGAAGGAAAACCTTACTGGAATGTTCGCGGTGGCAGAGATTATTACGGCGTAAATGCGAAATATGGCGAAGTTTCTTTGGTTCAATTTCTTTTGGATAATAAAGATGCTTATCCGCTTGTTGATGCTAATTACAGGAGATTTGGTGAGTTTCAAAATGAATTCGGGATATGATAAATCATAATACATTACTGTACGATTTACTTGACAAAACTTTGAAAGCAACCTTTAACGGTGCTGAATGGGTCGTAAATTATACAGAAGGCGATTTATCGGAACTTTCCCGGAAACTGAATGATTCGACCACTAAATATCCGATCATCTGGCTACAATCAGGATACAGTGTTGAAAGAAGTATCGCGCCGGTCCTTACGAAGATCGACAGCTGCAAAATCTTCTTTATCACCAAAGGAAGCACGATAGACCGATATGAAAAACGCTATGACAGCACGTATCAGGATGTTTTATATCCGCTTTTGGTAAGGTTTGACGAATTGATTCGGAAAACTAAGGGAATATCAGCATCCAACACAGACAATTTCACCACGTTTCCTTACAATGATTCTACGGATATCAACAAAGGGGAGCAGAAAATAACGGTCACGGATACATGGGATGCTTTGTTGCTCGAAACAGGATTAACGATCTCTGATGGTTGTTATCCTCAATATCTAATCAAATAAAAAATAATACAAAATGTTAAATTTAAAAAAATGCGCAGTTGCGCTTGCAGTCGCTTACCTGGGCGGTATTATGTGCGACGAAAAACAGGTATTAGGAATTATGCTTGTTGACCGGTCCGTGAGAATCGATCCTGCAAACTTCGTGAAATCTACTTTGGACGGTTTGATTGCTTCAAATAAGATCATCGGAACACTGAAAGACTTCAATGCGGAAGATGCTGATGTAGATCCGGCATATACCGACCTGCAGAATGGCGACCGTAATAAGAATACAATTGGAAGAAAAGGATGGAACATTACTTTCTTCAAGGGAAGCTGTTTCCAAAACCAAATTCAGAAGCTTGATAAATCCGAAAATTACGGAATCATCTTGGTTTATGAAGATGGTTCTTTTCTGGCTCAACAGCTGAAGGATGGAAAAATCAAAGGTTTTGACGTGAAACTGTTCACAGGTGTGAAGAAAGTAAAAACAGGAACAGAAGGCGGTGGATCAATGCTGATGATTGATGTTACACGTTCTGCAATGGCAGCATGGCAGGGATCATCTGCGATCTATGAATCTCCGGAAATTGATTTCATGGAAATTCAACCGGTCGCAGCTTTAGACTTAAAAATCGGGATTCTTTCTGCCGGTGCAACTACTACGACTGTTACCATCTCGCATTTATGCGCTGATTCTCCGGTGACAGGTCTTACAGATGCAACGAAATTCCAATTGGTAAGAAATGAAGTTCCTGAAGCGATCACCAGCATGTCATCTGTTGGAAATGTATATACGCTGACACATGCAGCACTAGCGGCTGATCAGTCAGTGTATTTTAAAACCAATACGGTCGGAAATCCGGTAATCGTACTTGATACGAACTATTATGCCGGCAGATCAGTCACTAAAAATGTTGTAGCGTAATGAATTACGAGGTAGGAGCGTATAATTTCAATGTGCCAAAACCATTCAAAACGAATGATGAAGCCGTGAAATTTATACAAGAAAGACATCCGGAACTGAGCCGTGATGAGATTGTAGAACATTTGAGACCACAGATTGAACATGAATCCGATAAACGTGAAAAAGAACATTCAGAAAGCAATTCAGTCGGTGCCCAAACTGATAGAAAAGACCGTAAAAGATCTTAAACTTGAAGAAATAAACAGAGAAAATCTGTTGCAGGGAAAGGATAGTGAGGGCAATGATATGCCCTTCTATTCTTTATCAGAATACGGTATGAATAAAAGGCAACGGAATCCGCGGAACCGTGGGCGATGGGATTTGAAAGATACCGGACAGTTTCATCAGAATATTTTCACTCACAAGATCAAAAGCTATGTCACTTTCAAAAACAAACTGCGGTCGAAAAAATTTGAATCGATCATGCGGAAAATGGAAGTTGCCAACCGCGAACCGATGGGAATTCCTCAAAAAGAAATAACGAGATTATTGGAAGAAAAGCGGCCCGAAATCAAAAAGAAAATTGAAGATATAATCGCCGGTAAAAATGTGTAACTGTAGCAAACCAATAACACAAAGCGAATGCGATATGCTCCGCGAACTAAATGCTGATCCTGAAAAGCGATTCTTTATTTACCATATCAACGAAAACGGATTACGTGCAGCGATAGTTCCGAAAGGCGAAAACCCTAACGATATCGCAGTTAAAAACAGTTTCATGACCAATGGAAAAATAGAATGGTTTTCAACAAAAGAACATCCCTGCTTATATGAATAACTTGAAAATTTACCGAGATCATAAAGAACTCCCTATCTGGAATTATAAAAGAATACTTCAGACAGGGAATTTTTTTTACATGATATCTGATTACGACGGCCATGAGCAAATTGAACTTCCGGAAGATGTATCACTTGAAGAATTATTCGCCGAAATCCAATCTAATATGTCGGTCGATATCAATGAAAAAAATGAGGATATGATAAAGCATTCACATATTGAACGGTGTAAAATCCAAATCTCACTTTATGCAAGCCTTATCTCAGTGATTCAGACTAAACAAAAGCAAAAAACACTCTGTGATCAGCTAAATATTGATTTCAATAATGATGATCTCAATTCTCTTTTATCAGAGATAAGAATGCCGAAAGGCGATGATCTGGAAAAGCAAAAGGAAATTATTCTGGAAAAGATTCAAAAGCTTGAAAACGACATGCAAAGCAGTCTTCAGAATATGGAAAAAGAAGATCCGGAGAGCGAGGATTTCGATATTGACGAACAGATTATCAATGTGAAAATAGGTTTGGAGATCGATTTTGACGAAAAAACGACTTCACTACACCAATACCAGCTTTACATCAAAGCACTTTTAAATAAGATTGAACAAATCAACAAATTGAATAAAAATGGCTGAAAAGTTAGCGATATACGACGAAGAAAAAACGGTTGCCGGACTTCGCGCGGTGAATACGGATTTAGATATTACCATCACTAAGTTTCGTGAACTTATGGGAGTAGTAAATCAAGCATCAACAGCTTTTAATCGTGGAACACCGAGAGAGTTCATTCGAGGAATGCAGCAGGCACAAACTGCACAGTCCGGTTTGCGCGATGTTACAAATCAGTTGTCGGATGCTGAACGTAGATTAATTGCCGTGGAACGTCAGCTTGCTATTGCTCAGTCTGATCAAGCTGGCCAGATTGCAAATGTTTCTGCTCAAACCAGAATGCTTACAGCTGCCCAAAGAGAGCGTGCAAATACAGAACAAAGATTAGCGCAATTAAGTGATCGTGAGCGTTCAAGACTTGGCAATACAATGCAAATCTATAATTCCGTACAGCAAAAATTAAATCGATTACAGGCTGAATATCGAAATTTAGCTACCGCAAAGCAGTTAGGAATGAATCTCACTGAAGCTGAGATCGCGAGAATGCAAAGGCTTGAACGTGCAATACAGCGATATGATTCAACTCTAAAAGCTGTTGATGCTTCCATGGGCCGACACCAGAGAAACGTTGGTAATTATGCGAGTGCATACAATGGATTAAATATGTCTGTTGCACAGTTGGCGCGTGAAGCTCCTGCATTTACATATTCCGTTCAAACCGGTTTCATGGCTATATCCAATAACTTACCGATTTTCTTTGACAGCATGAGAGCTGCGCGACAGGAAAATGTAAGATTGAGAACTGAAGGCGCGGCTACTGTTCCGGTGTGGAAACAGTTAGGCGCTGCATTATTCAGCTGGAATACTTTAATGTCAATTGGTATCACTTTGCTTACTGTTTATGGAAAAGAGATCGGTTTATGGCTAAAAAACCTTTTCGCCGGAAGTTCTGCCACAGCGATGCTTACAAAAAACACTACGGATCTGAATGAAGCACGGAAAAGTGCAGCCAAATCAGCTGCTGCCGAGATCTCACAGCTTGAAATCTTATACCGTGTTGCTACAAATGAAAATGCATCCAAAGAAGCGAGAATTCGTGCGATAAATAAGTTACAGTCTTTATATCCTTCATTCTTTAAAAACCTTTCTGATGAAGCAATTATGGTTGGTAAGGCTAAGGATCAGTATCTTTTATTGAAAGCTGCGATTTTAGATTCTGCCCGCGCTAGAGCCATCGGAACCATTCTCGAAAAGCGAATGGAAGAGCAACTTTTGAAAGAAGAGGAAATTCAACGTCGACTGAACGAAGAGAAAGCCAATGGCCTAAAAATACAGAAACAAGGCACACAGACGGAATATCGCCGCGATGGTCAGGGTGGTTTAATTTTAAAGGAGGTTCAGGCAACTGATTTATTAAGTCGCAGCATAAATTTACAGGCAGGATATCAAAAACAGTTGAACGATATTCGAACCAAAGGAGAAAAAGACAGTGCTACTTTACTGAATGAGAAAGTAAGATTAGAAAATAGCAAAAGTGTTTTAGCTTATGAAGGTGATAAGTTTGGAGCAAAAGACCAACCATTGAAAACGCCAGGTGCATCGAAACTTTCAGCGGAGCAAAAAGATGCCATTAAAGATTTGGAAGCAACCCGAGATACGATGCTTGCTGTGAATGAAAAAATGTTCGTAGACGGACTGCAAAATGAAAGAACATACCTTGAAGAAAATCTGAGAATAAATTCTGAATTCTTCGTGAAAAAAATGAATCTTCTGAAAGGCAATAATGCGGAAGAAAGAAAGCAGCGTGCTGATGCTGAATTAGATCAGGCTAAACTCGTAAAAGATACACGAAAGAAAATCTTTGATATAGATTATAAAGAGCGGGAAGAGAACCACAAAATTAAAATGACTGAATTTGATCGCTATTCCGCTGAAATTTCAGAAGATCAAAATCTAACTGATACGGACCGATTAAACAAGCAAATTGAATCTGATAATAAACTTATAGAAGAACTCACTTCATACTATTCTGATCAAATCGATTTGGCGAAAAATGCGAATCAGCAAACATTAGAAATTGAAAGAAAACGTGATGAAGAAGTTGGCAAAGTTCAAGATGCAAGACTGAAAAAGCTTGGAGCCTTACCAGAGGCGTTTAATAAAGACTTAGATCGTATTTCGGAAATCTCTGCCAACATGCAGAATACAGATTACGAGAAGATAAGATTGGATATTCTGCAAAAGAAAATGTCTTTGCGTGACCGTGAGTTTGCTTTGAATCAACTTGATCTGGAATTTGAAAGAATAAGCCTTTTAAACCAAAGAAACGATCTACTATTAAAAAAGAATCAGCTGGAGCCACTTAAAGAAGCCGGAAAACTAACCAAAGATCAGGAGAAGCAATATTCAGAAATTGAATCAAAAGTTGCCGGCATTAATTCTCAATTGGATATTACAGCAAAAAATCTTGACCAGATAAAACTCGATCGCTTTCTGGAAGATTTACAACCGCTTCGCGATCTCGTTGGAAATGGTTTAAATGATTTGGGATTGACCAATGTGGCAAATCAGTTCGATGAGATGTTCAAAAAGATCATCGACGGAAGTTTTTCAGCAAAAGATGCCGTGGTTTTGGCAGCTTCCGCTATTTCTGATGGTTTGACTGCTATAAATTCCCGCCAGAAAGAAAATACGTTTGCAGCACTTGACGAACAGTTGAAATATACTCAGGAAACAACAGAACAGGAGATCGGATTTATAAATGAGCGTTTGGAACGTCTTAATTCTCTGGAAACATTAACAGAGGAGCAGGCCGCCGAACGTAACAGGTTGGAAGATGAAGCGAGAACATACAAAGAACAGCAATTCCAACGCGAAAAACTTATTGAAGCACAAAAGGCACGTGCGGAACAGAAAGCGGCCGCAAATCAGGCTTTAATCAATGGAGCATTAGCGGCTACTGTAACGATGGCACAATTAGGATTTCCCGCAGGTGTAATTCCGGCGGCAGCAGCGTTCGGTTTTGGTTTAGCTCAATCAATCGCCATCATGGCGAAAGATCCGGTACCGAAATATCGTGTAGGTAGAAAAGGGGGAAAATCTGAATTTGCAATCACCCAGGACGGCGGCCGCGAAATGATTACCAACAGCAAAGGAGAAATCAAATCTTTAGGTTCTGATAATGGTGACACGCTGACATTTCTTGACAGAGGTGATAATGTACACACGGCAAAGGAAACGAAGGCAATTTTAAGCAGAGTGGGCGCATTACCGAAAGTTGGTGATAAGATCTTTCAGAAGATTGCCATGCAGAGTTTGATGGCACCAGCGCCGATTGTTATCAATAAAACCGTTGATAATTCTGATGCTATTGCGGTGAAGGTAGGAAAGGAGTTTGAAAAGTATCTTAAAAAATACGATAAGCCAGTAACAGAGCGCGTAAACGGCAAGATCATCCGTCACCGTGGTGCTAATTTCGGGGAAGTTATAGGTTATTACGACATCACAACCGGTGCAGAAATCAGCTTTGAAGATTACCAAAAAAACAGAAGCCATGATTAAACATATTTTATACGAAAAGGGAGTAAAAGAGATATTCCGGCTGATCGTTCCTTTCGGAGCGTACGCGGGAACTTATGATATTGAAAAGCCTAATGGTTGGGATGAAGTAGATTCTATTGTGAACGTTGATGGTGAACATTTCTTCGTTAAAAACTTTATCATCGGCGATACCGAGAAATTAAAGTTTACTCAATACCGGCATGTAAAAGCCTATCAACTTATAAAAGATGTTTATAATGAGCAGCAGATCGACGGCTTGGTACATTTTAAATGTATTGGAGTAAAAGATGGAGTGGAGTATGATATATTGAAAGATGATTTCGATCTGAATTTCTCTAAATACGTTCACGAGTTCGGTAAATCAATGTTCAAAATAGAGATTGAAATTATAAAATCGGAAGCGCAAAACAAGTTTTTCACGCGTGAAGAAACCACCGTGAATCTTTTTGAGACAAAAGATATAGACGAAAACGAGATCGATCCGGTACAAACTTTCGATATCGGCTACAAGAAAGGGGATAAGGTACTAACTAATTTTTACACCTTTGATATCTCGCAGCCACAATACGGAGCCATAGCATTTGATTACAAAAACAAATTCTTTTCTTTTTTAAAGGCTGAAGATTCCGAAATCGGTGATAATACAAACAAATTTGCCAGCTGGATAAATTACAGTTCATTTGCAAGAAAATGGCAGGGTGATTTCCTCTTTACGAATATCAGTCTGCCAATGATGAAAGTTAAAATAAGCAATCTGAGCATGGGTGTGGCGAAATCCGGGCACACATTTCCGGCTGCTTCTTTGTATGCCATTTTCCGCGTTGGTGAAACGGCGGTACGCACAGTAAAGATCGCATCTACGGTTTCTTATCCTGTATCGGGCGGTACTGATGGAATAATCACGATTGAATATGGAGAATATGAACTTGGAAACATGAATGCCGGCGAAAGTCTGACCTTCGATATTTCTTCCGATGAGAATGTACCGATCGCGGCGGTTCCTGTTAATACAAACACAAGTATTGAAATTACGACAAATCTGGAATCACCTTTGGTAAAATCAAAAGGCGTTCGTTTGATCAATGCTCTGGACCAGATCACTAAAAATTATACAGCATCAGGATTGTCGGTTGTCAGCAATGTGATAGGGGAAGGAGGTACGTATTATAATACTTCAATTTCTACCGGAATGTATTTGCGTGGATTGCCGGCCGTTTATCTGAATCAGAAAATAAAAACATCATTCAAAAAAATATTTGCTGATGGTGCCGCAAAATTGCTTACACTTGGATTTGATATTGTGGATAATTCAGTTGTTGTTGAAGATTTAAAGTATTGGTTTAAAGACTTATTGGTATATGATCTCTCGCAGAAATTATATCTTACCGATGAATATCAGCAGCAGAGCGACAAAGAAGTAATTTTCAACAGCCTGTTATTTGGTTCAAAAAAGTATTCCACCAATGTGCGGGAAGATATTAAGAACTTCACGACATCTGCAGAATTCACCACACCAATAAAAACGGTCAAAAATAAACTGGATAAGGAAACGGATCTTATTATTGATGAGTTTAAAATACAGGAACTTATTGAGGATAAAACAACGGCCACCGGCGATAATGATGATGATCTTGTGTTGATCGATATGGTGAACGTTACTGATCTGTATGATCAGGGAGTTTTTGAAAACTGCGTACATTCAATTGATGCCGGAAAATTACTTCTTTCATGCAATATTACACCCTTTGATACAACAATGATCGAAGTCGGTACCGTCGTAGAAATTACACAGGGAAAAAACATCGGGCAGTGGACCGTATTAAGTATTATTGACAGTAAAATGAAACTCGATAAATCTTCCGGAATTGAGGAGGGAATTATCGACACACCATTGCGGTATAAAATATCATCACTGATTAAAAACCGGACGAATGACGGCTTTACAGATCCTTTCGCTATCCGCAATTTTGAGACGTCAACCAACATCCGCCACAATCCCAAATATCACATGGCAAGATGGTTTCCGTGGTTTGGTTCCGGATTGCGGAAGAAAGGCAATCAGGAAAAAATTAAAGTCACGAATTATAAAAACAATTCAACAGCTCAGATGCGCATTAATTCTGCTGACTTGTCTAATGAATTGCCCGATCTCGTAACCGTGGGAGCGGATGAACCACTTTCCAGATTAAGATCGTATGAAGCGACTTTATTTAATGGTGATCAGATTACGATTTCTTATGCTCAAATCAGTTTTGGTGAGTTCATAGCGATTTATGAAGCCTGGCGATACGGCATCGATGGCAATAGAATGAATAGCCGTGGTTTTCTCCGGTTGAACACACCTGAAGGTATTTTTGATGTGTACCCATTTGGCGACGGTGCTTTCACACACAGCAAGCGTAGAAATGTATTAACGATCAAAGGAAAGGTGAAAGGAAAATCAGTCGACAGTCCGACATTGGTTTCAGTCGTCCAGATTGATAAAACCAAAGTGAATTTCGTCTGGGATTTCAACGAAGAATATATCAATCCGATTTCAAAACTTCAGTATTCATTGGATGGTGGAAGCTGGCAAACGCTTCAGGAAATTGCAGATTTAAAAACACTGGAGATTGAATCTGATATTTTTGGCGAGATCATGACCGGAGAAACGATTTACTTCCGGGTAATTGTTACGACAGCAGATTTCTATAATAAGATTTCTAATACCAAAAATGTCCTCTGGCAGTTTAATGATTATGTGATCAAAGAATTTCTCCGGACTGAAAATATAGAATGTGGATTTTCTTATCTGCATATTGATTTTAAAGGAACCGGAAATTTCGATCTGCAGTTCAATTTTATTTCGCAACCAGGCGGCGGCGCTGCCAAAGTAAAAGATGTTTCAGCCAATATTACGTATGCTGAATTCCTGCCTGATTACACTTTTGAGCATATCGAAACCCAGACCGGAAGTTTAGCTATTGCCAATGAGACAAAGCAGATTACTATTCAGTTAAATAACAGCAATAAAACGGATCTCGGTAAAATTCTGAACTGTACATCCGGAAACGCAGAATATTATGTTTACGCTTCGCTGAAATTGATTGTTACAGAAACGGTCTCGCAGGAACAGAAAAGCTTTTTATTGACAGCAGAAACGATGAAGCGGTATTTAAACAGACCGCCGAACCCAACGCAACCGGTAGAAAATTCGGGAGTGTAAAATAATAAAGCCAGATTATTAGTCTGGCTTTTTTGTTATAATCATTTATTTTGTTTAAAAATATCAATATCTGAAAGACTTTCTTTAATAGTTTTAATATGTTCAAAAGAGTGATTGGAAGCAGTTTTTCCAGATATAACATCATTGATTTGCTCCATAATTTTTTCTTCAAACATATGACATATGATATCAAAAGTATGCATCTCCTGCTTTATAATCGCATCGACCTGACTTGTATTGAGAAAATTTTGTAGTATGTGAACAATAGCTTTGTCATTTTTCCAATGAGTTAAATTTCCTTTTTTTATACCATATTGAGTCAGATGATTAATTCTACCCAAAAATCTTGCATAGACAGTAAATGATAGAGCTAAATCAACACCTAAAAAAGGTCTCTCTTTAAAGATTATTTGCTCAAATTCTTTAGCATCAGTATAAAACTTTTCATAGTTTATCCTGCCTAATTCTGGTACTAAAAAGAGTGAAGAGTCAGACTCAGATGTATTTAATTCTTCAATTTCTTTTGTGGTTAAACTGTTGTAAATAAAATCGATTGCAGACGAGACGCTTACTTTAAGTTGACCTAAAAGGGTCCATGATTTATCAACAGAAGAAATTCGTCTTTCTTGACTTGAACTATAATTTGATTTTTGAACATCAATTAAATTACTGAGTAAATTAGATTTTTCACTGAGATTATTTTCTAACACCTTAATTTTAGTCTCAGTTTTTCTGCGCCAGTTTTCATTTAATCGATTTTGTATTAATTGCCAAAAAACAGTGAATAATGCTGCTGTAACAACTGATACCCCTCCGCAGATTTTTATAATTTCATCAAAATTTAACTCCATACTTTTTTAATAAAAATTTTATTTATGAAAGTTTCTATCCGTAAAAAACTAAGAATTGTCCATTACTAGAAAAGTCTTTGCAAGAGTAATCGCTATACTTGATTTTATTTCGAAATACTAATTGCAAAAACGCGTTACCTTCCTGCACAATTTCAGGAATTATATAAATCATATTTTCTTTTGCAAGGCCATTACTTTGCAACATGAAATTCCTTTTTTCTAGTAAAGCTTCTTCGTGTGTCATTTCTTTAATTTAATAATTTAGGTAAATAATCCAATGCAATAGGATCTTTACCCCTAAAGTATTTCGGAGCTTGTTCCGGTAACCATACATCAAAAACAAATTTTCTAAATTCTGGCAAAACTTCCAATGGATACATTCTTGCGTCAACATCTGGTCTTCCGTCAGTAAATGAATGAGGATATGTTTTATGAGTATCTAAATGTACTGAATTGGTTTTCTTTAAATATGATGAAAACATTTTCCCAACAGAAATATCTGGATACATACCTTTATCGTCGATTCCTTTGTTAGGAATTGTATAGCCTACTTTTTCAAATTCTACATTCAAGGTTACAAACAGTTCGCTTATCACAGAAAAATAATTTCTGTCTATTTTATGATAGTTCTCTTGATATCGTAAATAAAAGTTTGGAGCTTGGGTTCTGTCTATTTTTCCGTAAAAACCCTTTTTTCTTATAGAAGGAATAACTTCCTCAAATATCCATTCCTCAAATCGTTCTGCAGCAGGTAGCTTAGATTTAATAACAAGTCTGTAAACATTAGATTCATTTATAAACGTAAGGGCCTGTAAGCCGCTTGCGGTGGGGATGTCGTGTTTTACGACACCCTTCGGTTTGCAATGTCTAGACAAAGCATCACGGGGATTAGAATAACCCAATGTTTTTGCAACATCAGCACCCGAAAACCATATCTCTCCGTCGATTTCAATGGTTCTTAGTTCATTTAACATTTCTTCTTCAGGAAGTTGAAACTTAAAAATTTCTAATTGCATGTTTAATTATTTAATGGTTAGTATTTTAGTTTCCCGAATATACAAACATTACAATACAAAAAGTCTACTGCATCAGGCATAATCAACAAGACCAGAAAAAACACGGTTTACTTTTGTGCATAATGTCATCTTATGCAGCGTTTCTGGTATCATTCACCCGTTAGATTCTACAAAACCATTGAAGAATTGGAGGATATGACCAATCCGCAAAATACACAGTTTTTCGGAACACCAAATGCTCCTTATCCTCTTGAAGTAAACGAATATCACCGCTTTTTAATACCTGATTACCAGAATGAGATCGAAAGTGAAGATCTTGAATTATGGCTGATCGGTGAAACTGAAACACAAATTGCCTGTCAGTTTGGCGTTGGTGATAATAAACTCACCAGAATCACTTTCATTTCCTTTGAATCTTTACATGGTCGATTCGAAATCAGAAGCGGTGGAGAAACACTTTTTTATTCTAACTGTGTGCGCTTTCTTGAGAGCACCGATGATTGCGGCCGAAAGTATATCCGGATCGCTACAAAGCATTATTACAACCGAAACCTTTTCACTTTCTACGGTGATGATTATGATTGGATGATCACCAATTTACCTGCGTACTGCATGGGAATATTCGATATTGATGAAGATGTGGATATTGCTAAAAACGGAAGTAATTCTATAATCAATGATGCCTGGATTGAAGAAAATGTGAGTTATGAGTTTGACTTAAAAGGTGACAATAACATCCTGACTTTTCTGTCGGTCCACAGCACCAACAATGAATTTTATATCGACGGCACAAAGCGCGTACGAAAAGAGAAACCGGAAGCTGAAGAGTTTTCGGCAAAAGTCGTGATGAAATTCGCAAACCAGAAAGACAGCTACGGAATGAACATCTTTTTAGATGAAAAAGTGATTTTCGCAGATGTGATGAAACAGGTTTTAGGAAACGAATTAAAAACAATTATATACGCCTTTTCAGGTGTAGATGCAATAAAAGCATAGATCATGATCATAACACCAGAGATAGCGCAGCAGTTAGGCTTGACAGACGCACAGGTTAAAGAACTGAATAAGTTTTTAGCATTCATCAATGTAAAATCGGTGAGCGAATTACTTACCGTGATGAATCCGGCAAACGGCTTTATTCCATTTGAAGATGCAGATGGTGATCTGAAGAAAATCCCGATTAATATTTTCTTTCAGCTGATCGGTGGATTGGCAAAACCTTTGGCTCCGGATGCGCCGGCGCCGACTGTTGCGGGTTGGTACAAACCAACAACGTATTCAGAAGATCCGGGAACAAATTACCCAAACGCAGGAAACTTGAAAGCTGTTCAAGGTTTTGACACGCTGTTTTATTTTGACGGATCGGCGTGGCTGGCTGTTAAAAACGAGATCGACACGAAGCGCAAATTTGTTACTGCTGCGGAATATGAAGTACTTGAAAATGCCGGAAATGTTGAAAATGATAAGGTGTATTTTGTGGAAGGTGAAGTAAATGAGGGCATTGATTTCAAACCTTACCAAACATCATGGGATGGCGATAATTTTCTGACTTTGTCTGGAAACACAATCATGAGCGTAAATCAGGAAATAAAAAACGCTTATTTATTGGCTACGCAAGATTCAATTGGTGGTCGAACGCTGACAGTGGAGGGTTTAGTTTTGAATATTAATTTGAATCCCAATAAAAAAACACTAATTGGTTATGTAATTATAGGGACACAAATCATGTTTTCTGTGAATCCGAATGTTGTGCAGTCAAATCTACCTGTGCCTGTGTTTCCAATTATTCCAACTTTCACAAATGCAATGGCGGGATTCTCAACGATAAGCCCGGGCGTTTACAAACACACACAACCAATGAGTGGAGCAGTTTCCAACGAAACATTAAATGGTGATGGATATATCGAGTTTGGGGCAAATACTACCAAAGCTATGATTTTTGGCTTTGATACAAATAATACAGCAAACTCATACGGTGACAATGGTGGAAACGTTAATTATAAATGCTTTGTTTTTCTTTCAACAGACGGAAAAGTTTACACAAATTATGCAGGAATGCAGGCGGCTGATCTTATGTTACAAGGAAACAAAGATGCTACAAAATACAGACTTAATAGAATTGGAAACTCGGTTACTTTACAAAAATTATTAAGTGGTAATGTTTTTACAGATATTTACACTTTTTCAAATTCAATATCCGGTAATTTATACATAAAATTATGCTCAGTATCAGACGTACCTACACAAACAGAATCTTTAACGCTTTTAAATTTATAATTATGCTATTGATGGTTATAAGTTGCGATTCTAATCCAAAAAGAATTATTATTTCAGGCGATAGTACTATTACTTCACAAGCTTGTAGGAGTGAGCCGATCTCAAATTTTATTTTTACTGACTCTGAAAAGAACGAAGGATATTTTGCTGAAAATATTGCAGTCGGCGGAAATACAATACAACAGCAAAACACGATTTGGAACAATCTGACATCCGATAAAAAAAAATCTTTCGATTTTATTTTCATTCAAGTTGGATTAAATAACTGTGCCAACGGCAATTCATCAGTAGTGATAGCGGCACTTCAAAGTTACGTGAATGACGTGAATGCAACGAAGAATGCAGATGCGAAGATCATTCTTTCTTGTATGCTCCCTTGCAAGTACCGTTGGACTTATCTGAATGACAGCGGGATTTTACCGAATAACCCGGTGCAGTCGCAGCAAGTTTGGACAGACTTAAATAAAGCAATTATGAATCAAAATTCATCGCTTCCGAATATTTCGGGCGTTGATTTTAGAAATGATTACCATGTGACTTTATTAGCGGATGTAAACGGAAATTTGAATCCGATTTATGATTGTGGGGATTACATTCACCAAAATCAAGCTGGGGCAGATATAATAATTCAGGGAATTAGAAACATTATTTTTTAAAGCCATGCCCACATACAATAAAGCTATTAGAAGAGGCAAAACATACAGCAAGGTCATGTACAATGGCAAGTCGTACCGAAATGTGATCTTCGAGGAAGGCAGTACGCCGCCAACCGCACCGAAATATAGATATATCCGTGATTTTCTTAGCGGAAGTACGGCGAACCCCGGCAATCATTGGGTTGAAATAATGGCATTTTCTGCGGGGCAAAACGTCGCTTTTAATAAAGCTGTCACGGGAGAAAAACCAATTAACGCTCAATTAACTGACGGAGACCCTAACACATACGATTATTATGAAGGCGCCGGTAATATCGGCGAATTTATATTGGTTGATTTAGGCGCACTGTACGAAATCGACAGCGTAAAAGTTTGGCATTATTACGGCGATGGGCGAACCTATCACGGAACAAAAACACAAGTTTCCGCAGACGGTGTAAATTGGGTAACGGTATTTGATAGCGCGATCAGTGGCGGGTACTCAGAAACACCGCAAGGTCACGAAATAACTTTATAATGAACAACATCACTCTATACAGATGAAAACAATTCTCAACATATGCAGATTCATCGTTAATAATATGCAAGTTTTGCATAATGGTGTGTATGCTGATAAAATATTTGCAGCGGTAAAAATTGCGACGGTACCAGCTGTTTTCGTAACGATCTTTGAAGGATTAGGTAAATGGTATATCGTAAATCAATCATTTATGATCTTTGTTTTTTCTGCTATTGCCATTGATCATATTCTTGGAACTATAGTTCACGCTTTTGTTAAAAAAGATTTTACTTTCAAAAAAAACATCAAAGGAATTGTAATGAAGGTAGGAATGTGCATCGCTGGATATTCTCTTTTTGTAATGATACACGAGATTTTGAAAGGTGTACCATTCATTCCTGACTACTTTAAAATTCTTATTCAATTCATTGTATTTATCTGGCCGGCAGGCTCCGCAATGGGAAACATGAGTATTCTCACCGGTGGCAAGTTTCCGCCGATTGGTTGGATGCGAAAGCTGGAAAGGTTTCAGGAAAATTTAGATGTAAACCAATTTAAAAATAAAGAAGATGAAAGCACTACTGATAATCCTTAGTTTTTTAGTCGTCTGTGGCTGCAAAACAAAAAAAGTTTTAAAATCGACGGCAACGGAAACTGAAATTGTACAAATTTCCGCCGAAAAAACAGAAGAAAAACAAGTTGAACAATCTACACAAAAGCAGGAAGAAAAAAAGAGAGATCAGGTTGATCAGAAAAAAGAAAGCCAGACCGACATTGAAATTAAGGGTAAGGCTGAAACTGATAAACCACTTGAAGTCTACAATATTGAAAACGGCGACACTCTGCAGGCTATTAAAATTACCGGTAATGCAGATGTATCGATCAGAGCTAAAACGTCAAAATCGGAGCAGATAAAAAAGGAAAATAATATTTCTGTATTCACCAACAAAGTAGAAGAGTTTGCCCGAAATATTGTGAAGGAAGAAAACCTGAAAAAAACAGGAAAGGAAATAAAAAAAAGCGCAAAAGAAGTCACGACACGAACCGGTACGTTTTGGAGTTTCGGTTTGATCGGCGGGCTGGGGGCAGTCGCGCTGGTTTTAATCGCATTATTAATCTATTTTAAAAGAAAGTAAGATGAAGCAGCCAGATTTAAATAAAATGCTGATCGGTGCCGGAGTTGCTGCGTCGCGCGTTCCGAAAAACCTTGCCGAAACAATGGAAAAATACGGCGTGATTGCTGTCGAAGATTGTAAACGGTTTTTAGCGAATTGCCTGAATGAAACCGGTGGATTTACCCGTTTTGCTGAAAACGGAAATTATACCACCGCAAAAAGACTGCAGGAGGTTTTCCCATCTGCATTCGGTAGAGTAGGAACGAAAGGAAAATATAATCCGGCAGAATATCTGCGAAACGAAAAGAAACTTTTTAACCTGGTTTATGATGACCGGAAATTTAAAAAAGGTCTGGGAAATCTTTACGACGGTGACGGCTGGAATTTTAAAGGGCGTGGCGCCATTCAAGTAACAGGACGTAATAATTACGCGCAGCTTTCCAGAAGAACCGGAATTGATTTCATTAAAAATCCGCAATGGCTGGAATCTGATCAGTATAAATTTATTTCTGCACTCGATTTTTGGAAAACGCATAAACTGTCTGCAAAACCTTCACTGCTCGCCACTCGTCAGGTAATTGCCGGAAATTATTCTGCAAGTCCGTTTGGATTTCATGAAGTGCAAACCTGGTATAATAAATTGAAGAATGTGAATGTTGCGCAAACGTAGAATTTTATATATTTGTTATTCAAAATATTTTTCATAACATTAGTTTTACTTATCCCGCGATCTGATCGTGGGATTTTTTGTTAACATGTATAAAAATATAAATATCACAGTTATTTAGTGAGTGGATGAGAGCGCAAATCTCTCATTTCTTTCAACGCTTCTTGGATAGTGATAAGATTTACTGATAACGATAAAATTGTGATCCCGCTTAATAATATTATCACAGTAATATAAATATTATTGAATCTTAAGTGACATATAATCACGAGAAATATTAATAAAATCAAAGATATGATTATTAATATTTTAGAATAAATTTCATTTAATCCAGCGGTCCATAAAATTGTGAATAAAGCGGTCAAAATACTAGATAATACAAAAATATAAACTAGATATGGCTTATCTTTTTTGTTAGGTTTTTCAAAAAAATCTTCTGGTTTAAATCCATGATTTTCGCAAATGTCCTTCAACTCCTGTGGTGTTCCCTCAAAAGATCCAATTTTCATATCAAATTCATTAAGCGTTTACAAGTTTCATGACATCTTTTTTAGCGGCAAATTCTGACCATTCAGAATTTGAGCAGTCTTTTATTATTATCACTCGATCCCGCTCCATCATTGTGTTTGTACCTTTAAAACTAACATTAGACAAATCTCCTGTAATATGTCTCTGATCAAGTAGATTGAGAACGTAAAGTATATTGTTGTAATTTCCTTTTTCTACATCCCCTGATAGCTGATTTGATTGAAGCTTAATATTTAATACAGCACCTTCGTTCCCACAATTATAAATTTCGATTTTTATGCCTATAGAATTTTTTAAGTATTGGCTTATTATTTTCCGAAATGTATTGGTGTATCTAATAATTGTCGATCTTTCCATTATCTTATTATTTTTAATTTACAAAATTACGAAAGTATTTGCTACGTCAAGTTTTGTCGCACCAAGCATTCAATTTTCGCAAAAATAATATTGTTATAATTTGTAACAGCATTTATTTTTTAATTGTTAAGAAAATAAACAACTTTGAAAAAAACTAAATGATATGCAAATCACCGGAAATGTTGTAAAGATCACTGATGAATTTTTAAGAATTAAAACCGTAAGCAAAAGACAGGAGATCGACATCTTTTTTCCTGAAAGTAAGATGGAAGCGATGAAGGCGCGTTATGAGCCACACATGGGAACTACGATACAGGTTGAGCCGGAAGAATACGAAAAGGACGGATATAAATTTGCGAAACTCTGGTTCCTTTACATCCTAAGTCCGCCGATTATGAATCCCGAAAACAGTTGCTTTCCTGCCGCTTATCGGGTTGCTGAATTAATGAAAGTTTTATACAAAAGCAAAAAAGCCTCAAAGCTGTGAGATTGAAAACATAAAATTCTATTGCACAAATTTTGTAAGTTTGAGTATAAACTAAAATATGTGCTACTACGTAGATTCGAAACTGACAGCCAAAGAAGTCCGCGAGATTTTTAATGTCGAAACTGATTTCGGACAATGGAAAGGTGAAAAAATGTTGGCAGGTTTCCGCGCAAAAGGAACGTTCGATAAGCCAATGCCGATCATCACTGATGAAAATCCGGACACTGCAGTTATCGGCGACTGGGGTTTACTTCCTTTCTTCTCAAAAGACCGGACGTTTCAGAAGAATACTTTGAATGCTGTTATCGAAGAACTGGAAATTAAAAACAGTTACAAAAACAGCATCAACAAAAGGTGTCTTGTTTTGGTGAATGGTTTCTACGAATGGCGCTCACTCGATAAGTTTGGAAATCCGGATCCTGAAGGGAAAGTAAAGCAGCTTCACCGTATTCAACTGGATAACGGAGACAAGCCTTTTGCAATGGCCGGAATTTACAGCGTTTGGAATAACATTACCACATTTTCGATCTGCACCACGAAAGCAAATACTTTAATGGCAGATATTCACAACTCAAAAAAACGTATGCCGGTTGTATTGAATGAGAGAGATCATTCGCGATGGCTTAATGATACAAATTATCTTGAATTTGCACATCCGAATTACGATGTAAATCTCGTATTGGAAAACTTAGAACCGGAGAAAACGCCAAATACTTTGTTCTGATGACTGCCTTTGAAAATCAAATATTGGGAGAATATCTTGACAACAGAGATCATGATATGGCAGGATTTTTCGACGATGCGATGGAGTTTCTACGATTTGCCACAACCGAAAGAAATATTGATTTTCAGGGATATTATAAAGCAAAGTGCGAATATGAAATGACGTACAACGGTCTGGAGTTCGACTGTGAATATTTTGATGAAAAAGACCGGCAAAATCTCTATGTGTATTTAGCTGCAGAAGTAAATGAGGAAATTCGGGAAATGCTGGAGTATGTATGGAGAAACGTTTACAGTGAGATTTTTACAGACAATATTTTGAGCCGCGAAATATATTTATTGGAAGAAAAAGGCGTTACATTTTAATATTTAGGTACTGCACAAAAAAATCCCCACTGTTTGGCGGGGAATAAATTTTAAATACTAATATCAATTTTTATATTTCGTTCTACCTGATGCTCCTGCCAATCAATCGCGTAACGCTCCGTTGTTTTTGTATTGGTATGTCCGGCGATCTCTGCAGCTTTGGAAATTCCGAACTGTTTTGATACTAAATTTAAAAATGTATGTTTTAAGCCATAACCGGTCATTTCTAAGCCAGCCAATTTTAAATACTTCGCAGATAGATCATACATGCTATTTGGCTGTATTGGCTCATCATTAGGAAGGCAATTGAAGCTGAATAAATATTGATCGTTTAATGCACGGTCATAAAGGCTTTTCCAGAAATTCCATACACTCATATTGATAGGCCGCATTGCACGGCTGTGTTTTCCACCTTTTTTCAGATTTATCCAAAAGAAGCTTTTCTCAAGATTTACATCTTCTCTTTTCACTGCCGCCAATTCCGTAAAACGAGATCCGGAATAAAGAAATATTTGCAGGAAAATATAAACGTCGTAATTTAGATCTTTGATTTTATGGAATTTCTTCCAGTCATCATCGCTTCTGATTATAGTTTTAGCCGCCGATGTGTGTTCAAGCTTTTTGATACCTTCAATAAAATTAACGTCGAAAATATCAAGCTCAGTAAAATGCGAAAAGAACCGGGAAAGATGGGCGCGAGTTTTATTTATTCTGTAATTAGAATGTCCATCAGCGCTCATCCGGAGTAAAAGCTGTTTCATGTCGCCCTTGCTGATGCTTTTTATTTCTTTATTTTCAATACGGAGCTTTTCAGCATACTTGGTAATATGCTTCATGCTGTTTTCTACGTCAGATAAGGTCGAAGAAACACCTTTGAAAGATTTAAAAGCTATTTTACACGCAGTAAGGAAGGGAGTAAAATCTGTAATTAGATTTTCATCTTCAATTTCAAATATTTTTGTGATGGGATTGAAGCCACGATTTAGATTTCTGATTTCTTCCTCAATCAAAAAGCGTGTTGTTTGCTGCTTCTCATGAAGAGTTTTACAGCGATTCATGCCTTTGAAGCGAATTACAGTACCGTCTCGGTGATTTTTGTCGTAAAACGTGTAATATACTTCCCACGTCTTATTTAGGTTGGATTTAAGGTTTTTCTCCCACGTACGCGGTGTAACCTTGATTTCGGAATATGTTTTCAT